AAGTAGCCATACGTTTAGCAATCTCATCTTTACTAAGGTTGTTAATATCAGGAAGGTCTTGGTTTCTAGCAATAAAATCTTTATATTGAGCATCTGACATATTATTCAATGCAGAACTCAATTCACCATATACATTCTTATATGTTTCACGAGCTTCCATATGACCTTCCATAGTTCTACTAAGGAAAGACATACCAGCAATCTGTTCAGCATTACCAAGAAACTTTGCTGTAGTATATACATTTTTAACAGCACCAACAGCAGCACCTGCTTTAGCCAGACCAACATTAACAGCATTGATACCTCTAGCAAGATTATAAGTACCACCAATCTTACCAACCATACTAGCTACTTTACCTAACGCTAGAGACGAACCTAGAAACGCAAGGCTGCTACCAATGTTAGTCATGTTTTGACCCCACCAAGCACCATCTGTAATATCCCAGTTTTTATCTGGGTTTTCTCTATAAATAGGAAACTGTTCTCGAATCTGTTCTTGAAGGTCTTCTAATACAGCACCTACACCAGTAACATCATCTCTATAGTCATCTTCTGGATCACTCTTAATTGCATTAACACCTCGGTCTATAAGATCGAATATACCTTTAACTGCACCAACAGCAGCTTCAGAACCAAGCATTTGAACTAGAGTATTGCCAAAAACAGCAGCACCACTTTGTGCTCTAGCTTTATGCTTATTTCTTTCATCTTGATTATAGTAAGGAGAAACAGTAGCACCAGCTTTCTGTTCTTTCTTCCATTCATCTGCTGTAAGACCTACAGTACTATTATCAAAATAAATTTGTCTACTAGACCTACCAATAGCAGCACCCATATCATATACTTGATTGGGTGCTGTTTGTTGTATGTATTGTGGTTGTTCTCTACCCTTTTTAGTCTTAGGATTATAAGATGGATTGGCAATAATACCACCACTCATAATAGATTCAACAATAGGGTCTAATTTCTTATTGTCTGGCATAACTATTTCATCTTGGAGTATTTAGATAATTAGCAATCATAGTAATAACAGTAGCTTGAGGCATACCTGTAGCATTACTAATGTTGGTAGCAATCATTCCAATAGTATTATTAAAATTCTGAGGATTCATAGTTTGAGCACGATGAAGAGCTGCACGACCTTGGTCATAGAGTTGGTCTAATTGATAACAAGAAGCAGCAAATTCTTCAGATGTATAAGGATCTACTTCTTTACCTTTACTACCAAACTTACAGAAGAAGTTACCACTAGATGTAGGGGTAACACTGGCTTCAGCAATTTGACCAGGTGTTGTAAGAAGATTATTTACAGGAACTTTTTGATTACTAGCAATGTTAATAGCAGTTCTTGCAAGACTAGCTGCATTAGTACCAGGATTATAACCATTTCCGCCTTCTACATAACCTCCACCGTAGAAGAACTTGTAAGTTTTACCTCCTTGATAATTACCAAAGTGTTTGCCATCGGGAATAGAAATGCTAATAAAGTACCCAGCAGTAGGAACAGACCTACCTTTAATCATAGTACCAGTAGGAATTTCACCGGCATTAACTGTAACATTCTTTCTAAAGTTATTCATAGCATAATTGATAAAAGCACCAGCATCTTCAGGGTCTTGTGATTTACTAAAGTGATTATTATCATCAGCATTATAAATCATACCATAATTTAATGCACCTCCAGACAAATGAGCATTAAGAGCAGTCGTTGCATTAGTAATTTTCTGCTTATATTCCTTTTCATTGATTTTTCCAGTATTATAATCATGCTCTAATTGAACTTGAGTAAATGTAGGAGACGCAAAATGTTGAACACTCATAACACCGCTCTTAGAAACCTTACCAAGTCTATTTCTAGCAACATCATTATAATCATCAACAAGATTATTATATCGTTTTCCAAGAGTACCAAAACCTGCTCCTAATTTTTGAACACTTTGTCCATTCTTATAATACTCGACACCATAACCACCACCTTCTCTTTGAAAGATACCTAATGCTACTTTCCAATTATCATTATCTGCAAGACTATCTGCTCTTTCAATATCTCCCATTACACGAGTAAATTCTTCATATCTGTCTTTAGTAACAGTAACTTTATAACTACCATCTGTTTGTCTTACAGCATTAAATCCACTACCTTGGAAATAATTAGCTCTGATGTTATTAAGGGCTTTAGCTGCTTCAGGATAAATAGTAATAACAGCAGTATCAGTTCCCGCTTTAAGAGTATTGAGCAAATCTACAACACTATCTTCTCGAGAGTTATTACCTTTCTTAAAATGATTAGTATTAAGACTAATACCACTACTTAACTTTCTCTTATCTTCTTCTTTCAAACCAGAGTTCATTAAACGCTTTTGTTGATTATAAGTATAATAAGCAGAAGCGTTATTTTGCAAAGCATTATAAGTTTCTTTATTTATAGAACCACCAGCATGTTGTAACTCTTGCATAAGTTTATTCATAGCAGCACCAGGTCCAACAGTAAAACCTTTACTACTATAATGATTCATAATATCAGAATAACTATCAACGTCCTTAAGCCAACCAATTTTACCACCAGCAGCTTTCTTAATAGTAGAAAGAAGATATTGATTTACAGCAGCCTCTCTACTAATAATTTCTGGATAAGGATTAGATTCAACATCAACAGTACCTTGGTCACCAGCGTTAGGGTCTGCTTTACTTCCTAAATCACCATTAGCCCCATAAGCTGCAGCTACAGCTGCTTGTTGTGCTTGAGCGGCGGCTTTATAATAAGCTAATTGTTTTTCATAACCATCTTTATAATCAGTACTAACACTAACATTTCTATAACTAGCAGCCTTAATCATAGGCATAAACATATGATCCATATATTGGTCAAAACTTCTAATATGACCATCTTCATCGATAATATCAGAATCACCAACATAGTTTTTATCAGCTTTTTTATTCTTATTATATTTCCACACAGCCGTTTCATAATCTTGTTTAGCACTAGCTTTAGCGCCTTTAACAAGACCTAGAGCAGCACGAATACCTTGTTGAATCTTTTCTTCACTAAGTTGTTCCCAAGTTTGAGTAGTAACATTAAATACAGCACCAGTAACAGACTTTCTATAGTCACTAGTAGGATTACCATCTGCATCAAGCCATGTCGTTTTATTACTACCACCTTTTTCACTAGCAGCTAATTGTAGAGCCATTGAAGCTACTTTAGACATATCCACTCCCTCTACGGGGGTGCTATTGGGAGACCATTTAGTACCACCAATAATTTCTCCCGTTTTCTTATCAATTTTATCAGCATAATAATATGGATTCATTTCTTTGAATCTATCCTTAACATCTTGACTAATATCTTGTCTTTTATCAAGTATATCTTGATATTGCTTATATTCAGCTTGGGCTTTAAGACGACCAATCATATCAGCACCACCAAGAATACTACCTTGAGATTCAATGATTTTACTCAATGCGCCATAAGAGTTACCATAAATAGTATTTGCTCTAATAGTATCTTTAATTTGATTCAATTTAGCAGCACGAAAAGCATCTTCCTTTTCATTAAGGTCGAGTTTTGCAATAGCAAGTTCAAGGTCAGAAGCGGCTTTCACCGCTTCTTTATGACCTTGTTGTAATGTAGTAGCTGCTTTATCAAAAGCACCAACTTCAATAGGATTAACTTGCTGTCTTTGAATATAGTTTACTATGTTCATATTCTTATTGAGTTACTGGACGAAATCTATCGTAAGCTCTCTGTTGAGCATTAAGCATCTCTACTTGAGCAGCTAATGCTTTCTTTCTATTTTCTTCAATCTCAGCTTGTCTTTTCTGAAGTTCATTCATAAAGTCAGTAGGAAGAAGTTTGGGGAAAGCATTTGCCATAAGAAGAGCAGAATCAGGATTAGAAACAAGACTAGCCTTAACACTATTTCTAAAGTTAGTACGTTGTTCACGTTTAGTGATAGCATCTTGAACACCGCTATTGATAGTATTAAGAAGACCATTGAAGTTTTCTGCACGCTTATCAGCTACAGTATTTCTAAAGTTAATAACATCATTAGTATGTTTGTTATATGCTTCTACATTTGCTCTGGCAACCTCCTGCTGATTCAGCTTATCTTTATTGATAAGTTCTGTTTCAGCATTTTCTTTATTACCATAAAGTTGATTCTTAGAGGCTACCCCGTAGAGTGCTGCAGCCATATTGCGCGACGCAGCTACATTAGAACTAGCAGTATTCTCATTAGAATCACGAACAGCAGATTGAACACCACGATCGACAGCGTCTAATTGAGGATTGATATTTACAGTAGTCTTAAGTTTAGCGGCTTGATTCAATACAGGAGCAGCAGGTTCTTGCAGACTATTGAGCATATGACGGTTATTAAAATAACCGCTAACACCACTAATAACATTGCTACCAATACCAACAATGTCTGATTTAGTACCATCATCTAGTTCTTTGAACTTCTGCCAAAGACTTTTCTTAGAAGGATTAAGAGGTACTGGAGTAGGTTTATAATTGGCATCAATAACTTTACCGTCCAAATCTCTATATTTAGCATTCTTCATTTGCTCTTGCATGTTAATATCATTAGCAATAGAAGCAGCACCTAATTCATTACGATTTTCTTGAGAATAGTAATTAGGATTAAGAACATATTCAGAATCAACAAATTTGAACTTTTTGGAAGGAATCAAATTTCCTTTTTTATCTTTGTAGAAAGTATAATTTCCGCTCTTATCTTCATTGAAAACGGGATTACCATTTACATACTTACCTTTGCGTTGAGCAATAGGTGTTGTAGTAGTGTTAATAGGAACATAAGGACTATCAGAATTTGTATTGATAAGTCTTACCTTACCATCTAATCCGACAGCAATTCCTTTATTCGTACCTTGAGTTGTAGGCATATGTGTGTTTGAATTAGTATCATTAGCATTTTGCTTATTATCAACATTGGGGAATAATTTATCTATGAATTTAGGATTAGCTTTATCACCAGAAGTATCTGTATTAAGTTGAGGCTTATTAGATTTAACTTCATAAATAGGCTTACCATTATTTACTTCAGGATGAACAGTAGTATTTGTAGTATTATTGGGCTTAGAATTATTAGTAGGTGTACTAGTAGTATTGGTATTAGGACTAACATTATTTACAGAAGGAGTATTAACAGACTGTTGAGGAATTACAGATTGATTATTAACATTAGGTTTTTGAGTAATAACAGGTTTAGTATTAGTATTTGCCGTAGTATTAGTATTGTTTGTTGCATTATTATTTGTAAGAGTAGTATTATTTGTAGAAGCAGTATTACTAGAATGTTGAGTATTATTAGAAGGTTTAGTATTAGTATTAGTTTGTTTATTAGCAGGAGTTGTACTAGTACCAGAGTTATTATTTCCAGTATTAGTATTTGTAGGAGTTGCGGTTTCAGAAGAATTATTATTAGTAGCAGTATTACCTCCAGTATTATTATTTTGATTATTAGGATCTTCTATATTAACATTAGAAACACTATTATTTTGAGGAGTATCTTCGGGAGATTGAATAGTCACATTAGGGGTTTGAGTAGAATCACTAGAAACAGCTTCTTGATTAGGAGGCGTGTTTATAACAGCAGGTCCATTATTAGCAGAAGGTTTAACAAGAACAGCATCGTGAGGGGTTGTATCGGGATTGCTATTACCAGCAATTACACCAAGAGTTGGAACACCGATAGTCACAAGATGACCCAAACCAGTCCAAATAGGATGTTTTTTCCATGAATTGACATAAGCATTTTTAGCATTAGAAAGTTTATCACCTACCCAACTAACACCTCTACTTAAAACACCATTCGTATTAGTAACAGGTGCAGCAGGAGTAGTAGGTGCAGTTGTTGTAGTAGGATTTGCAGGAACAGGAGTTTCGCTTGTAGGAATAGCTGTAGTATTACTTCCAGCAGTTGCTGCTCCTTTTGCTGCTCTTCTTTCCGCTGCTCTTTCAGCAAGAGTTTTTGGAGTTTGAGAAGTGGCTTCTAATTCACGAGCAACTTTGGTTCTAATTTTTTCCATAACACTTTCTGGTGTTATGTTAGTACCATGAAGTTTATTATAAGCATTAACTGACCTAGTTATATGAGCTTCAGTCGGAATAGCACTACTACGAGTAACCACACTATTAGATCTTTGAATAGCATTACTATATCCACTACTAAATCTATTTATAAAATCTTGTCTAGCAAGACCATTAGCACGATTTTCAGCATACAATGTTCTACCTCTTAAAGGAGTAACATTAGGAGTAGAAGGAGTAGAAGGAATAGCAGGTTTTTCAGATAAGAATCTATTAAGTCTTTCTCCAGATACTCTACTACGAACAGTAGGAATATTAGGAGTAAAGTTAGAAGGATTTGCAGCAACACGACGTGCTCCTTGAGTAACAGTATTAACACCAGATTGAGGAATAAAACGATTACCATTTCTAGTAGCATGAGCAGCAGCTTGCCTAGCTTGAGATTGAGCAGATTGTTGAGCAGCACGATGAGCCTGTCGTCTAACAGCAACAGTTCCTGGGTTAGCAGTGTTGGCTCTAAGTCTACCCCAACCATTACCTGCAGCACCTACACTTTTACCAGGAGAATACATATCTTTACCATTAACAAAACGAGATACTTTATTAGCAGCTTCGTGCCATAAATTACTAAGAGCAGATTTAGCACTACTAAGTTTATTTTCAACAGTATTAGAAACTTTTGTAGCAACATTTTTAGCAGCAGTTTTGGCTCTATTAAGAAGAGAATTAGGTTCAGATAAAGGTTTAGGAATACGTTTAACTAAATTAGAAACTCTTCTAGAAACAGCATTACCAACTGATTTAGCAGCACGACCAATAACAGGTGTTGCTTTAGCAACATATCTACCAACAGGTTTAAGAGCTTTACCGGCAAGTTTACCTGCATACTTAAATACCGGACCTGCAATTTTACCACCAACAAACGCTTCGGCCATAGGGTCGTAAGCAGCATTGCCTTGATGTCCAACAATAGTGCCTTGTTTAGTTATATTTATAGAAGTATTGTCAGATTCTGGAAGAAGAAAATTACCAACAGCATTAACAGTATTATAGGCAGCTTTGCCAAGCCATGATTTTTTATTATACTCTCTTTGTTCTCTATCACTTCTAGCTTTAGCTTCATCGTCCATTCTTTTTCTATCAGCCAATAATACTTCTCTAAGAGTTTTACCAGCAGGAACAGTATAAGATCTTCTAATATCTCCAGCAAATGTAGTATAAGTAACATCTTTATCTTTATATCTAGCATTATATTGTCTATCTCCATATTTTCCTGGAAGCAACATTTCATTTTCATGTTTAACTTTACCGCCAGCCTTAAATTGGGGCAATCTACTTCCCATATAACGAAGTCTCTCTAAGTCTTCAAAATCTTTCAACATAGGGTCTGGTTTTGGGACTACATTTGTCATAAATCCTTCATTCAAATTGTTGTCTGTAGGAACTACAAGTGTCGGTTTAACAAATCCTTTTGTATCTCCATTTGTATGAATTTTATTATAGCTATTGAATAAATCACCACCATAACCATTTGTAAAAATAAACTGTTCTTTAAGTCTACGTTTACGAAGACCAGGATTTCTAGCATCATTCATACCAGCGTTAATGTTCTTAGCGGCAAGATTATAATCACCAGCAGCGATAGCAGCTAATAATTTTTTATGTCTTTGATAACCACCAACACCAATATTATAAGCATAACTAGTTAGAACATCTCGTTGGTCTTGATTAAGTTTATCCCAACCAACAGTCTTATTAGCTACCTGGTCATAGAACCATTGTGCTCTATTACGAAGTTGTTGAGTAGCTTCAGCTCGACTAATTTGTCTACCTCTATATTTATTTATAAAATCTCTATCAGTTTCTCCATAACCGATTGTTTCAACACCACCACTATCTTTATAAATACGAGGCATAAAGCCTTCAAAAGTTCCAATAAGATTTACACCTCTATTACTAATGTGACCTCTACCGCCAGCAGCATATTTTTTACGTCCATTATTATTTGTATTTTCATTAGAATTAGCCTTTTGTACATCTCGTCCTGTTTGAAGTAATTGCACAGCAGTATCAAAAGGATTCATTATTGTCAAAATTCCACTACCAACAAGATTCGCACCAGTTCTTAAAAGACTACCACTATTTGCAAGTTGAGGAGTAAGACCTCTAGCAAGTGTATTTCTAACAAAGTTATTATTAAAACTAGTTTCAAAAGCAAGAGCCGGGCCGTTTAAGTTTCTAGCAGCTCTAGCAGCAATTCTAATAGATTGCTTAGGACGAGTAGCTCTAACAGCATCAACAGCAAGTCTAGGTGCACTTCCAAGAGCAACAGCACCAACACGTGCTCCTCTACCTAACATTCTAGCACCTTTAACAGCAGCTCTTGCTCCTTTAACAGCAGCTCTTGCTCCAACAAGGTCACTAAGAGCACTAGCAGCCAACCAACCAGCATTTTCCCAACTAGGGTCTTTATAAAAATCATAAGCATCTACAGCAGTTCCCACAAAAGGTAAAAAACCAGCAACATCTTTTGCTGCGTCAACCCAACCATAACCTTCATCTTCACCACCATCTTTATATTTATTAGTACCATCATCTTTAAGACCAACATTATCCTTAAAACGCTCTTGCGCTCTAAATACTTGTTGAGGATTAACGCCATTAAGAACAAGAGAAGCAGGACTATTGCCATTCAAAAGTGGCATAGAACTAAAGACTTTGGTATTGTGTTGGTCAAGTTTTACAACCTCACCATCTTCTACCTCAATTCCCTTTCTCTTATCACCAATAACAATCCCACCATCTTTATGTTTTTTACCTCTCATAAAAAACATATTTCTTCCAAGTGGTATAGCCATACCACCAGAAGTCACATTAGGTATTGCAGTTAATGACATGTTATATTGTATTGTATGAAATAAATCCCCTACAACGGCTTCAAATTGTTTGGACGATAGATAGCTAAGGTCGAACGATTATGAGCGAGTGTGGAGGAAATAAAGTGGCAAAACGAACTATTTATTAGCCCTTCCGCCCAAGCGAAACGCCCGAAGTCGATTATAATACTCGGGCAAAGATACATAACTATTTGGAACTATACTATTTTTAGCAGCAGTAAGTGTGATAGGTTTAGATTCAATATCTTCTTGTTGATTACTAAGTGCAGAATTAAGAATAGTACCAATACCGCTTGCACCAGCGTTAATAAGATTATTTGCATCATCTCCACCAAACTTATATTGTTTAGGTCTACGAACTCGATAATTAGCTTTATTTAATTCACCACCAGCAGCAAATTCAATACGTTTATTCATTTCATCAACATATTCTTGATTAGCATATTGATTAGTGAGACTATCAGCCATATTATATGCAGCTTGTTTATTCTGAGCAATCTGAGCGGCAGCTCTAGCTTGAGCTTCCTTCTTTCTTTGTATGGCACCACCAATTAAACTACTAGCAATACTTACACCAGCACCAATAAGAGCACCAATAAAGGCTTTCTTCTTAGGTCTGTTTTCTTTATTCTTAGAATAAAGATAGTTATATGTTTGTTTGTCCATATAGCTATTCACTTATGTCTTTTGATAATTTGTATTCTACATTCTCAAATTCAACATATCGGCCTTTATTAAATTCAAACTTAACAGCAAACCAATTACCATATATTCTGGAACTATCAAAAGCACTTTGACTATGGTTATTGTATTTAACAATACCATCTCTAATAAGATTAAGATACCAATCACCTAATCTGAAATATGGTTTAGTATAATCATCAAAAGTATTATAATCAGTAATAGAAACGTCCATACGACCAGTACTACAATATTCACTATTGATAGTAATATAATCAGCAGCATATTTGTGGTATGGCTGCTCTACGGGGGAGTCCCAATAGTTAATACTATTATATTGTACCTTACGATCTAATTGATGAAGTTTATATTTAATATACTCAACAAACTTCATATCGTAATAACCAGCATTGGTTATAGTTTGAACATAAGCATTAGAATCTTTATTACCAGAAAGACCATCGTAAGTAACAAACTTAGAATCATCAAATTGAACTATATTGTTATCTTTAACAATATAAGTATTAGACTTAGTATTATATCCTTTATCAAATCTATATGAGTGTCTGCTTATGAACTTATTGTGTTCATAGTTATAACTAATAACATCATCTTTATCTCCTTTACTAATATAAATGAGAAGACGATTGTTATTTTTGTCATCGACAAATTTTACATCATGTGCTCCCCCGTAGAGAGACGAATAACATCTAATGTCTTCATCGATAGCCTTAAACTGACCATTATCATATCTATAAAAACGATTAGAATCATAATCATAGAATATATAACCAAATTGACCGTCAATAGAATGATTAGAATGTTTAAGCCCCGCGTAGCCTAAATCAGACGTAAGAAGCTCTCTATATTTAATATCCCAAATATCTATATTAGCAAGTTGAATATCTCCATTATTAGATTTAATAGTATCAGTATCATTAAATTCAAACATACTATGTTTGGTATGAACAAAGAATATATTACCAAAAGTAATCAGCTTAGTAATACTACCTTTGTTTTCAATGATATTCTTATAATCTTCTTGATTAAATCTGCGCCAGCGGATATTAAAAGATTCATCTTGAATAGTATTACTACGACGAATAGTCTTCTCAAATCTATCTGTAAATCTATTATCAGGATTTCTCCAACTAAGAACTTTAGGATTAGCTTCTTGTACAGAAAAGTTTTTCTGTTGATAAAGATCTACAGTGTTCTTACATTCAACAACACAACCAACATAATAACTTCTTTCTCTTTCATTAGTAGTATTAAGCCCTTTGTTAGGGAAGAAGGTTACATCTGGTTTATTATTAAAAGAAATAACTTCATGAGGGATTTCAAAATAATCATAGAAAGTAAACTGCCTAATAGGAATATCAATAACTTTATTATCCATATGAGAATTAAATGTTTTAGTAGCATTGTTATAAAGTACTTTACCGTTAATATCATAACATACAGCATGAGCTTTACTAATAAATCCGTTCTTAGGATTAACAACTAATTCACCAGTATTATAACAAACAGGACTACAAGGAGTTAATCGTTTATCTTTATTCTTATAAGAACTAGAATCGGATTTTATAAGATGAGCAATATATTCACCTTTATCTACTTTTTCAAATGTATCTATTAAGATATTTGTAGCAGTAAGTACGTTATTATAACAATCGGCAACTCTAAGTTTTTTATCTCTTATTGTATATATCTTGCTATTAGAATAATCAGCGTTAAGCTGAACATCGGCCATGTATTTAGGAACACCATCTGTAGATTTAACAACATAACCTTCAGATTGACCAGAACCTTCAAAAGATACCGAACGGGCTACTTTATTTGTCTTATAAAGAACAATTTCATCAAACTCAAAATCAAGTTTATCTCTATAATTAAGATCATCATTATAAAACCTAACAGTCTTATCACCATCGCTTATAACAATACCTTTGTGCTTAACAGCAGGTTCTAATTTCTCATAACTAACAAAATAACCAATGTAACCAGGAGGAAATTCTCTGATATTAAATACAAGATTATAATGACTAAAACAATCTTTTACGTTAGTGATATAAATAAACCCACTATCATTTTTAACAAAGTCGCCACCAGAAGTATTTGGTATAGCTTCAAATTCACTAATAGGAATACCTCTTGTATAAGACCCATATTTATCAACAAAATGAACAAATAGATTATATCTTTCATTGGGTATAAAACCAACACTAGTAAATAATTTATTAGCATTATAAACTTTACTATAATCATCAGTATCAATAATCTTCTTACTATTATCTATACTATCCTTATGCTTATTATAATAGTCTTCAGTAGTATATTGATATTGAGACATTCTTACTTTCATATTATAATGAACACTATGAGAATCAGTTCCTATGAGCATATCTATATCTCCAAAATTATCAATAGACATATCAAAATAAAAACGAAAATCTTTGTTATTATAATCTTTAGCAGGTAAAAGTTCAGATACTTTTTTACTAGCAAATACATGTTCACGAGGAGTAACATTGATATTACTTTTTATCCAAGCATCATCACTTATAAAAGTCTCTTTATCAAACGTATCTCTATTCACAATAGCATAGGGTTTAATCTTATTACTAGGATTAAAAACTAAATCTTTTATTCTAGCATCAATATAAGTAAGAATACCATAATCATCCTTATAGAAAAAACGAAAATATTCATCTACCTTATTACCAAGATATTGCCTAATAGGCATGAGATTACCATCTCTTGTTTCAATAATAAAATTATCACCTGTAATATAAAATGAACCATTTCTATAAATAGCATCTGTATGAATAGGTTCACCTTTAAGACCGGGAATCTTAACACGAACATCTTGCTTCTTAATATCTTTGTTAGTTATGTTATCACTATCATTAGTCAATTTGTTATTATCATTTCCACCATAAATAGACTTAGAAACAATTTTAGAATCATCTGAATCAACAACAGCTTCAGAGAACAAAGTAAAGTTATGTTTGGCGGCACTAACCTTAATATCTAATCTAATATCGTCTACCCTTACACCACTATCTAAATCTTGTTCTGAATAATTACCTATATACAATCTATTATTGGCAGTAACAATACTATGTACATTATAATAGTTATTATAATTCCTAATAAAATCTAGAACTTCATATTCAATAACATCTTCTCTTTTGAATGAAAAATTCTTTGAATGAATATCTATATCATTACTTCTATAGCCTTTGGTATAAGTCTTACTAACACATACAAAACCTAATTGATATTCTTTGTATTGCTCCCCCGTAGGGAAGTTCATGATACATTGAAAGCTACATTTAGATATATCAGTATTATCACTGACATCTACTTGAGCAACAGTAGCAAAACCATTAGGTCTAAAGTTTTTATCTACATGAGCATCTTTAGAAGTAAATACATTAAAGAAGTTCTCAATGGCAAAACTATCAACTAGAATACTTTCATTAGTATTATACCAAGGAGTATAATTATTAGAATCAAGTTTATATCTAACAAAAATATAATACCAACCTTTTCTAGCAATACCATCTACATAGTAGGCTTCACACTTAGGAATATGAACCTCTGGACATATAGGAAAATACTTATCTTCATTTCTAATATCACGTACATCGTGTTTACCAAATTCGCCCAAGTTAATAACCTTAAGAGGAATTTTATTTCCATTTGTACCAATCTCAGCAATGGCAATAATAAGTTCAGACCTATTATAAGTAAAGGTGCAACTAACTTCACCTCCACTATATTCATATTTATCTACGCAGCACCAGCATTGTTTTGTTTCTTCATCATATCTAATAATACTACAAGTACCATTAGAATTACCTAATACAAGAACTAGTTCAGTATTACAAGGTATAATAAATTTGAGATCAAAAACATTACTATCAATAGCTCTCTTACATTTATCTATAATATCTTGATTTATAGTAGTACCATATTCAGTATGTATAACAGCATTATCTTTGGATATAATCATATTCATAGCATCAACCATAGTGCCGTCTTTAACGGCAGAAGGGTGTTTATTGATATTTAAGTATGGAAGAAATGCCATATTGTATGATTTTAAGACGCTACAATGCGTCGAAATTGATTGAGCGGTACAAGGTTAAGGCCTAACGATTATCGCGCCTCTACGGGGGAGAAAGTAGCCAACAAACGGCTGTTGTGGCTATTTCCTCGGGTTGAATGTATTGATATAGAAGTTGCTCCTCATCAAATCTGAAGCAGCGTCCATATTCTGGCTATTATTCAAAATAGCACGTTTAGCTTCAGGTAAAAGACTTTTATAAATAAGATATGGATTAACAGAAGGATTATTGGATAGATTATAAACTGGATGTTTATATCCTCGGCATAACAACTTGTACATACAGAAGTTTATAATATATTCTACAATAACACTATAATTAGGAACAAGAGGGAATTTACAATTATAGGTTTCATTATATTCTAGTTCATAATCATCATATTCAGCAATGATGTGTCTACCATAGTAATTAGTAATATAAGAACCATTGATGTATGTATATTTGTAAATAGAACTATTTCTATTCTTAGCACCACCTTGACCACAACCACCACAGCCAATATGTTTATAGTTGTCTTCTTCGTGAACAATAAGAGTATCTGGGGTAAATTCCATATCAACATGTTTCAGATAATCATTATTATAATCAGCATCTAAATCATCAGCAGCTTCTATAGCACATTGGTTATCTCCTTTAGGTCTAACTTCACCAATAGGGGCTTTCTTAATTTCACAACCATCTTCTGTAAACAGCTTAATATTATCTTTATGAATAGAAAGTGATTTATTAACTAAAGAACCATTACGAAGAGGATATTCTTTACGAACTCTAGAAGTAGACAACCCATCGATTAACTGGAGGGCTGCAATAGTCCATACACCAATCCTAGGAATCCAATCACTATTATCGATATTGAAATCGTTATCGATTCTACCAATAATAGCTTCTAGTTGAATATATTTACTGGGAGTACTCATAGTTATATTTTATAAGTTCGTGTGGGAACTTAGATTTAAGAAGAGCTACTTTATTACCAAAAGACAAACCATCAGCAGCAGCAAGTTCTTCGACAGTGTTTAGGCTTTCAACATACTTATCATATCCTTCTGTATATCGTTTATCATTAAAGCTGCAATTAGAAGAAAAAAGATAACTAAAACCTTTGCGCTTAAACCTAAAAGCAATAACATTACTATCTTCAATGTAAACTCTATAATCAACTCCTTTATAAGGAATATTTCTAGCCCTATGCCAATCATATTTGGCTTGATTAAAAACCTCTATACCAGCATCTTCCAATTCTTTCTTTCGTTTTCTAGTAGCAGCAAAATTAAGAATAGGTTCTACTTTATCTCTATCGATACTAATATGTTCTATACAGAAATCACCAATACCATAAGAAAACTTATAAGCATCTCTAAGAATAAGACGTTCTACGACTTTATTATAATATCGACATATTCTAGTATTAAACTCTCGCTTACCAATAGCATCAGCTTTAAGCAGTTTATCTTTAAGTGCTTTATTCTTATGAAGATTATGTATTGCAGTACAATAATCCATTATAGTCTTAGCTGTATTAGAATATTTACCATCATCTTTAATGGTACTATTCTTATCTAGTTTATATCTATTATGTGCTATACCATAAAGAGCTTTACCATAATCAAATGTTTTATACTTATATTCGATATATTTATTTAGATCTATATTTAGAATAGCAGCAATATACTCTTTGTTATCTGTAATATCTTTATGATAATCATCGATAGTATTATTAAGTTCATCAATCAGTTTATCAGTCTCAATAATACGCTTGTTAATTTGATTCTTATACTCTTGATAATAATCTTGTTTATCAATAGTAGGTCTAAGTTGGTTTCTCTTTACCTTCGCATTCATATTCCTTTATGTTCCAAAGGCACTTCATTATCATCTCTGATAGAAGAAGGATTAAATGTTTCAAGAACTAACTTCTTAATACTATTAACCATATCTTCTGGAATGAAATACTCATCGTCATCACTAACACTATCTAAATCTAAAATACCATCATCAGATGTTTCTGTAATAATTGTATGAGGATATTCAAATACAGATTCGATAATAATGCTATTTACATTATTCATACAGTTAGCACCAACTGTATTGATATAAATATAATCATTGATATAATCATAAGTAATTCTATTACACCAACCAGGAATGTATTTATAAAAACTACTAGACGCTTCTCCGACAAAAGCAATTTCCATAGGATTTTCCATACCAGCAGTTCTAACAGAAAGAAAAGGAAGATTATTAGCAAATCTAGTAGGACGAGGTACTTTATTCTTAGTCCTTTTAATAACATCTAGCTTAACATTTTCAGTATTATATAAATCTCCATCTTTAACATCAATAAGTTCTACTTTGAATCTCTGTTGAAGACCTTTATCTACATAACCATGATTTTGGTAGCTATGACGTATAAGTTCATTTCTAGCATGAATTATACTAAGTTTGATAGCCCGACGAACAGGAACAGAATCTGCTTGATTAGTAATATGGGCTATCTCTGAAATGATTTGATTTAAGGAACTCATAGTGCAAATATATTCATTTAGTTGTTATAAAACAAGCAACTGGGACATCAATTTAAGATGCCCCAGTGCCATATCAATCAATAGTATCTTTAATATCATTATAATCGATACCAAAGAAATTAGCAATATGTTTACCAATCCAAGACCATACAACAGGTGCTAAAATAGCACTATTAAGAAGAGCAATGCTATTATCGTATTTCAATACCTTATAAACTCCTGCCAATATGATTGATACAATAACTAGAATAACTCTCTTAATCCAACGCTTAAGATGTTTAGTTTTACTCATAGGTTCAACAATCCTAATAGCCATATAAGTAGCTACTACAACAGATACCATATAAGCAAAATCAAAGTTCTCAAATATGTTCATACTCAATACCTAATATACAATGTGCCGTTGAATACCACAACATCTGTTTCATCAGTACCATCTTTATCTCGTTTAGACATACTAGGTATGGGAGAAATAATTAAACTATGATAATCATAATTAGTTTGACTAGGAGTACTTCCTCCTATGCATAAAGGAAAAGCCCATGCTCCATCAACAACACCATTTGCAAATTTATCATAGACAAGAGTAATACTATTATTAAAAGACATAGGGTTAATTATCTCTTCCAAATTATGAGCTAAATTATTAAGATGGAAATTTATAAGAACCTTAGAAAGATTACTACCAGAAGTTTGACCAAGAAAATATACTTGGGCAGGCCAATCTGAGGTACCATTATTACTACTAATAGTCTTAGAAACAGTTTTAATAAGAACATTATTAGTATTATATTCTTTTACAGTAACAGTAATAGGAACTCCACTAGTTAAAATAACATTAGAAGGGGCTAATCTTTTTATATCATCATTTATATTAGTATTACCAAATATATTATCTACAGGATCTTCAATAGCTTTATTACGACTATCGCTAAAATAAAAATCTTTATCTTTAATAGAAATACTAATATCATATTTAGTACCAGCGTACCTAATAGGTTTACTTACAATCATATGTTGGTCATAAGTAAAATCACTAGCATTTACTATAACAAGATAATTCTTAACAGTGCCGTATAGGTTAGTTTTAATATGTCTAAGTTTAACAGATGAACCAATTTGATTGACATAAATAAGTTTAGATGTATAACCACCATGTACAAATTCTATATCAGCGCCTTTTTTAATTGCTATTTGAAATCCACCATTCTCAATATCGCTTCTATTAGACATACTAATAAATTCAAACTCTTTATTAGTATAATCACCACCTTCAATAGTGACAGTAATACTATTTTGGTTAGTATCAATGATATTAAATAGACTATCTTTTGTAGCAGTAGTAATGGTAATATTACTAGTAACATCTACAGAAGTACGTTGAAAAGAAGCCTTACCTCCAATCTTAACATTACCATCAACATCAATACTAAACGGAGCTGACTCAGGAATATCAGAACCAAGCCACATATAATATTTAGGATTTCCTTTAACATTATCGCCTGAAGCATCACTTGTTACACTACTACCAGGAGTACCAGTAATAACACCTTTAAGTGTATTACCAGATTTGAAAATAACTCGTTGTGCAGAAAGATTACTAGTATCAATAGTATTAGAAATCAAAGTATCAATCTGTTCAATAGCCTTTCTATTTACTAGCTTCCATTTGCCAGTTCGTTTAATATCTTCTTCAGTAGGATCTTCATTAAAACTCATAGACTCTAAACACATATACATATTAGCTTCCGTATAACTACGAGCCTTTCTAGGAACAATGAAATCTAAATAAGCAACGCCGTCATTAGCATCTACTTCTTTACCATTCTTATACTCAAAATTTTTTGTAGCTAAAAACCTACGAGGAACTACTGTCGGACGATCGATACCATTAAGAGCATTAGCTACAACATCTTCAATAGGTCTAGAGAAAGGAGCTTCTTTATCTCCAGCACCAATCATAATGTTTTCAATATGAATAGTAGCCATAGTGGATAAATTTCCACCAATGATATTGAAATCAATAAAACCGCCATCGATATTATGATTCTTAAAAGCATCGGGATTTATATTCTTATGAAGACCTAAATACTTACTTGATTTTGCGGCCGTCACTGTAACAGGACTTGTGCTAGTTTGACTATCGTTAATATCAGTAGCAATTTTAATATCAGTATTAGTCGCGCTACTTACATCAAAAGTAACAAAATAATTACCAATCTTAGGTAACTTAAGATTTTTGGCTCGAACAGCAAAGTTATTAATATTTACAGCACCAATATTAGTAAGTTTAATATCAAAACCATGAACTTCTGGACGAAGAATAACTTCATATCCATCATTAGCAGTTATAATAATACCTTTATTAAAAGCAAATAAATTATCAACAGCTTTCTCACTAGGAACTACAATAGGAGGTTTCTCAGAAACCAAACGAATACTTCCAGATAGTCTGCTCATATCAACTATATATTAAAGAAGATGTGCGTCTACTTGAATAACAACACTATCAGATTTATTTACACCGCTACCAAAGACTTCGTTGGTAACTTCAAAGACACATAATTCAGTACCAGCAGTATGCTTATACTTAATCATGTTTTCTTCAGCAACTACATTACTACCAGATTCGGCATTCTTAACAGAGATACCTACATTAGTAGGAGTAGTCAAAGTAGAATACCCATTATTGAATACAGTACGGAATGCAGAAATATCCCATTCCTTAACCTTAAACTTCTTAGCGACGTTTACGTTAGGAACAGAATATCTAGAAGTACAATAAGCAACAATAGTGGCAGGCTTTCCTTCTCCTACTTGAGTTGTGTTACAATCAAGATTCAAAACATCATCAGTAACATCATAAATTACTGTATCTGCATCATCTAATTCATTATTAGCGCTATCATAAACAATAACCTTGAAGGTAGAACTACCATTAACCAAAGGTTCGTCTACAACAATCTCGGTATAATAATCAGGAGTTTCATTATTATCAACTCGAGCAACACCATCTACAACTCGAAGTGCAGCCCAACCATCTTTAGTACCGTCCCAGTTTTTATCAGTAAGACCATCGTTATTGCTATCATCAGATGAATTTTCTTTCAAATCATCTAACGTACTAATAAACCATTGAGCTTTATAAGTAGAACCATCAATAGTAAGTTCATTACCATTACGATAACAATGGACTTTAAGTTTAACCTTATCGTCCTTAGTGTTAATCTGATGATCCATATCAACAACCTCAATTTGAGTAAAGAACTCTTCATTAACAACATTAGATTTAGACAACATCAAACTTCTGGTAATCTGAATATCTTCATTAGTATTACGAACAATGAATCGACCTTCGACAAGAACTTGTTCTTTATTGCCAAAGATGTCACTATTGCGAATACTAAGTGCAGGAACATTGCCACCATTAACGGTATAAGAAGTTTTCTCTACATTAGTAATAGGTCTACTACTAATAGAGAAACCATCAACTTTCCAATGAACAAGGGTGATTTTATCACCAGTAAATGCTTCACCACCTCGACCATAAAATCTAGGATAGATGATATTAGTATCAGCAGTACTCCACAGACTTTTAGAAGCATAATAAACAGGAGGTAATGTAGCTTGAAGCTCTCCAGAGATATAAGTACCAGTATTGAGAGCAGTGAGTGTGATTGAACCTACTAGTCGTCCCATGATTTATTGATTTATAAGTTTAAGAAGTTCTTCTTCAGAATGAATATCAAATCCATATTCTTGTACGATAGCATCAAAATCATCAATAGCAACATTAGTGATGATTAGATTATCGTCCACAACTGGGTGAATATCGATAGTTTCTTCTGTTACAATGCCCTTCTCAAGAGCATATTCTTTATTTACTACAATGCCAAACATGTTACTCTTTTAGTTTAGGTTTAACAGAGATGCTAATATCTTTATTAACAACTCTACTATATTCATATTCAATAGGCCCTGTTATATTCTTATCAAAGACCCCATCAATATACACATCAACAATAAACAACTTAAACAAATCCTCACCTATAAGTTCTCTACCAGAAATCTTAATGCCAGGATATAAAACAATCTTACCTTCACGAACTTCAAGTTCTTCTACATTTACAATCTTATTAGGATTAATACTAATACAAGTTTCAAAAGGAGGAACAATAACATCAAAATGATTATAAACAGTAACAGGTTTAATATTACTGCTATCTTTATCAGAAGCAAGTGTTTCATTATGCAGTTTCATCCACGCCTTTTCAGCATCAGTACTAGAAGCATCAAGTTCTACAATCTTAAGATTACTACATCTAATATAATTATCACCATTACACCAAATAACAATAGCTATATTATTAGCATCAGAAGGTCTTAACATAGCATCATTAACAGTAAAAAGAAATTCAACAACATTTTCATTGCTAGTATTTCCTTTAAGACGAACTATATCTTTAATACCATTATTAATATTAAAAGTGCCATCTCTGGCAGCTACAACAGAAATAGCTCCACTCATTTCATCACCCACTACAGAAAAATAAGCATTAAAAGTACATTTATAAATAACACCTCTATTAGAACGATTCGGTTTAATATCATAAAGTTTAGACAACATATTAAATCCACGATGGACTTCACCAGAATAAATATTGGCAGTGTATTCTCTATTAGCATTAATTTTATTAGCGTCCCAAAATTCCTTTAGAATACGTTGCTGTTTTTGATTATAAGCATAATCACAAGGAATAATAATAGCTTTAATACTATTTCTCTTCTTCAATTCACTAATAGGTATATAAGCAGAAGGTACTGTACTAAAACTAGGAATAACATAGTCTTCATCTCCATAATATCCATCTTTTCCATTAAAATAAAGATCTATATAATGATGAGATTTAGAACCTCTAAATGTACAAGTAGTACGAACAGGCAATCGACCATTGAGAGCAGGATTCAAAAGAGATAAAATGTTTATTGTATTAGCCATACCATAAACATCTACAGAACCAGTAGTTCTAGAAAGGATAGCAAGAGGCTCACAACTAATTGTAATAGTTTTAGTAACAGTATATAATTCTATATCATTTTCAAAATTATTATTTTCATTCAATCTATAAATAGAAACAACACAATAGACGGTAGCACTAGTATTAACTTTAAGATTTTGTTTCACCTCCCCCGTAGAGGCATCACTGATGTTAATACCTAAACTATCGCATTTAATAATACAATTAGCTTGCCAATCATGAGTAGCTTCTGTAGTACTAGCAACAATAGGTACATAAGTACCATCAATATATACTGAAGCGTTGATATTATTACGTATCAAAGGACTAGTAAAATCAATATCATATTTTTTAAGTTCTTCATCATACGTTTGTCTAACATACTTAATTGTAAATCGAACATCTACATTAGGTGTTCTAAGAACTCTTCTAATTTTCATGATAGACTTATGCTTTGGGTGAATGTTTTATTGCTATAAGTAACTGTACAAATAAATGTAACAGATTCATCATTCATATCCTCTTGAGTAATAGCAAGTTCTCTATTATTGGTTTTTTCAGAATTAGCCCACATAGTATCTAGTTCACTATTATTGCTCTTTCTAGTCCACTTCCAATTAAGAGATTGCAGAATACTATCATTGATAGGTTTATCTTCAACATAGATATAAGGAGTTAGTACAATATTATCATAGTTATTATTAGCAATAACCGTGCCTTTATTACTAACAATATTCAACCACAAACCATAGAATTTAATATCGGGTTCGGGATTAGGAGTAGGTTGAGGAGTAGGCGTGGGTGTAGGAGTAGGAGTAGGTTGAGGCGTAGGACAAGGAACAGGTTCTCCGTTATTAGGATAATTAAAGTTCTCATTGTCTGGCATAACCTTATTAACGTCCAACTTCAACTGGCATATAATATAGTTAATAAGAAAACTAGCTTTCTTATTTTCATTAAGAGCATAAGCAGCACAAGCAGCTTGAAACATATTCCAGCAATTAAGAATATGTTTATTATCACCATTACAAGTAGCAGTACAATCTCTAACTAGGTCTACACCATAATTAGACATTGCTATCAATAGCAACTTATATACTTTATAGTACTCTGTAGGTACTAATAGAAGTATGTGTTTTCCTTCTTTGTCAGTTACCATAAACTACATTGTTATATGTATTTACAATTTGTTCTTTATTAGACCTAGGAAGGTCTTCAGCAATATCAGAAGAACTTATAGCAGAAAGAATATAAAGAGCGTTTATCTTACATATATCTTCATGTTTAGGAATAAACCCATTGACATGCGCGTTGGCGATATTGTAAGCAAATTCAACAAGTTCTTTACCAACGTCTTTAATCAAGGTTCTATTTGAAGACATTGTTAATAATGTAATTACTATATGTTTTGAATTTCAGATTTATCTGATTATTAAAAGTAGAAATCTTACTAGGAACATCAAGACGAATATTATAAATAACACCAAGAGTAATAGCCTCTATATCGCCCATCCACTCAGATTTCAATATAGTAGCTACATTTGTGTTGTTAATAACATAATTAGAAAGAACAGCATGTAGATTATAATATTCTCCGTTAATAAGATTCTTAACATTCTGACAAATAACATCTCTGTTTTCTTCAATATGATTATGAATAACAGTTGTATTTACAAAACTAGAAAGATGAAGAGCAAAAGATTCAAAGCCACTTTCAATGGCATGTTCACACTTTTCTTCATCACTACTAATAATGTTCTTAGTTACATTTTCTATAAACTTATTAATACCCACAACAGCGCTGGCAAGATCTTTTGTAATCTTAGCGCTATTAGAATCTTTACGACTATCTATAAGTTTAACCACTATAAGATATAATGCAACCACCACGGCTGGAATAATACCTTGACCTAATGCAGTACCTAATAAGTCCATACAAAACAAATAAATCCCGACAGCGAGTTTTTCATTAAATGAATCTCTACTATCGGGATTAGTTACACAACGAAGAAAAAATTATTTTGCAAGAGCCTTGCAAACAGTCTCGAAACCTTCAATACCAGCAGAACCAGTAGGGAATGCAACTTGCACTACTTGGTTAATTGCAGTATCAATAGTACGAGTATTTCGAGGTTCACTAAATTTGAGAGTAAAGATTGTAAAACCTTTATCCTCTGCATTAGGAACAGCAAGAGGGTTGAGTGGGTACTCAGGGTAGAGATAAGTCACATAATCCTGATAGGTATATTCCATACCAGCATCAGCGGCAGCTTTGTTTGCAAGATCTGCAACATAAGCAGCATCTCCATAAGCAGGGTGACCTTTTGCAGTAACATTTACAGCTACGTCAGAAAGATCTGCTGTAAGAATTACTTTGTAATCAACACCAGCTTCAAGAGCCTTAAGTTCTACTTTAGCGGAATTAGCTTTAACTTCAATGCCAGCATTCAAAGCATTTTGCTTGAATTGCTTAGCAATAGCATAAGCTAAATCGGAAGCACCGCCAATAGCCTTTTCCCAAAGAATATCGCAACTCCATTTGTTACGCTCATTGAACTTCTGTCCTTTCTTTACAAGAACAACTGTATAGGTTTTACCCTTTACAGGAGCAGGACAAGTAAAATCAGAAGCATAAGTGGTAGCTGCTTGATACTCTCCTTTAACATACTCGAAAGCATGCTTGTGAATAGGAAGAGTAATCGGACCTCCATTTACAGTTTTACGACCAAGGACAAGCATGGCTTCTCCTTTAATGTCGGCACCATCAGCAGATACTGCGAGATTTCCGTCTTTGTTAAGATAGAAACCAACAGCCCCTTCTGGTACAGTATTGAGGTCAGTAGCTGTAGAATAAGCTACTTTACCAGCGAGAAGAAATTGTCGCATAGATGATTATTTATTTAACTAGTGATAGGTTTACTTGTAGCATTAACACTTTCAAGATATTGCTTAGCAGCAATACGAACGATTGTATTATGAGTATAATCTGGAAGATTACAATCAATAGTAGGTTTATCGGCATAACCGAAACAAACCTTACGAGGTCGCTCGAAATACTTTACAACAACATCATGAATTTCTTTCTTAGTGTTACCTGTGTAAATATCTATATAATTCCTACCTTTAACATCCGAATAAACAGAGCACAAAGGATAATCAAAAGAAGCACTGTTGCAATAATCGTTTAGAGTATTCTCTAGTTCATCAGCTTCAATAATTCTACAATCATATCTTCGACCTCCATCTTCATAGTTTACTGCAAATGCAGTATATAACATTACTTCTGGAATTGAAAGATATTGACGCACATAAGAACCATCAGCCTTTTTAGGCTTATAATCCTTAGTAAGAACTATATTCTTATATAGCCCTCGAAGAGCGTTTATAGAACTAATAGACTTATCGCTAGAGCCTACATTCACATAGCCACGATTTGTACGAACACGATTAGCAACATTGGTACTTTCTTTTGCAATAACACTTTGAACATATTGCTCAATAGCATCATTGAGGAAAATATCAATAGATTCAGGAAGAATACCTCTAACATTTTGCATACCAACTTGTTGGGCAATCGTCCTAAATACTTGGTGCATCTCTTGAATGTTCATATTATGCGAGTTTTAATTTGTTTGTAAGGGCAGAAACAACAGAAGAATTAGCAGGATTCTTAAACCAAAGAATAGCTTCATTCATGTTAGCACCCACAAATTCGCCATCAATAGTTGTAATGTTTTGATTGTATTGAGAACGAATAAGGTCACCACGAGCAATAAGATGCTCAATAGTACCAATCGTATATACATTCTCACTACTACAAATACGATTGAAACGAACAGGATCTTCAGTACTAAACTTATCCAGCTTAAGTTCCTTGTCGAGAGGATTTTCAGCAAGAGAAGAAATAATAGGAAGACCATTAAGCGCACAATACTGAATATAAACAGCGTCAAACAACTTATGGTCGGCAATACACCTTACATAGTTACTCTTAGCTGTAGTAACAGCATTGCGATACTTACGAGCCTTATCAGCTTCTTTTGCATCATCTTGGAAGTAAAAGCGAATAGAAGGGTCAGAATTGATAATAGACATATCCTTCGCAATATCCTTATACAAAAGACAATGACGATACATGAGATAATCAGACACGTTAATCGGATACCCATATCGGCATTTAGAAGATTCAAGAGCATTCAGTTGAGTAACTCGTTCTTTCAAAGCAGCATTAGTCTTCTTAAGAGAAGATTTATCTGCCTTAGCATAACGAGTTTCAATAGCTTCCTCTTTACGCTTGAACTGTTCGTAATCACTATACTTATAGTAATGGAAAGAAGTATCAAAGGTCTTACCTAATTCATCAACTCTAACACGAATGTTGTTAAGATAGTGCTTCACGCGAGTAATAAAACTCTCGTTATTAGGAGCAACACCAACGATATTCGGGAAATAAGTTTCAATTTCTTCTTTATTTGCAGAAAGGACGCGAGATGAATTGATAGAACTACCGATATAATCAGCCCTTTTAGGAAGAACTTTATCATTAACACGACGATAAAGAGATTGGTTCTTAACTAATTTAATAGTCACAGAACGAACATCTGTATATTCCTCGTCGGGATTATTAGATTCAGTTCTAGAAGTCTTATCAATATCATTATCAGGAACAGAAGCAGATTGCTTATCTCCTTCCTCTACGGGGGAGTCGGTAGTTGGAATGCTATCGACTTCCGTCTGTTTATCTGTATCGGACACTTTGCCGAATGCAAATTGGGAGCCGTTTTCAGAACTAGCCATAGATTTATTGTGTTATTGTTATAAATTAAAGTACGCAGCTCAACAAGAACATCTTAGTGGAATTATTGACTTGAAGACCGAGAGAAGACTTAACTTCATAACGGCTCATATCAACATCAGTAGCAATGTAGTTGCTATCGGGTACACCCCAAGAAGCAGGAACATCGCTCATTCCCTTAAGAACCTTAGCCTTATAGATTTGACCCTTCTGACGAACAAGACGAACGTTACGAGTACCGCCGTAATCAGAGAAGTCAATAAAGGCAGCTTGGTGAGAAGTAAGAGGAAGACCAGTACGAGGGTGAACATTGCCGTTCTGTTTAGCAGCTTCAGCGATAGTACTCTTATCGAAGAATGCGCAATGCTTAACAGTAACCATGTGACCATCAGCAGTCGTAAAGCGACGGAAGTATGCTCCATACTCAAGACCACTACCAGAACCTTGAATTTCCTTTTCACCAAGAGGAGTAAGGAATCCATTGCTCTTAGCATCTGTCTTAATAGCCTCATCGAAGTCTTCCATAAAGCCAAGACCACCCATGAGAACTACCTCCATTTTACCACTATCGGTATCTTGCGAAAGAACGTCAGTGATAATACGCTTGAGTTTAGCCAGAGTGAGAGTTTCACCATAAGTATCGTAATTAGATTCACGGCAAATTTCCAGCATACCACTAGTGTGAGGAATAGGTTTACCATTATCACGATCCTTAAGAAGAACCTCACCATTAGCATTGCGGTTATATTCAGAAAGCCAAAGGCGTTCTTCATTCATAACACGCATGTTAATATGGAACTGGCGCATCTCTTCGTTAATCCACAGTTTGGACTTAGCACCACTCTTATTCTCAAATTCATATTCAGTAACAACATTGCTGAGATTACCAGCAATTTCCTTACTATAACGATGGAACTCGAGTTGTGAAGTCATCTTGCCAGGACTCATAGAATTACTACGATTACCCTTAGAATAACTTTCACTAACAGTAGGTGCAGTCATAGACCAATACAATCCCTTTTCAAGGAGAGAGGGGTCTACATAAGCATTAGGATTAGGACTGGTAAGTTTAAGGATATAGGCATAACCATAAGGAGATTCGCCAAGATCCTTTTGGATACGAACAGCAGTCTTACCATCAGGAGCAATAAGACCGTATTGTTCAATAAACCAATGAGTAGAGAAATGAACCTCAAACTCAGCACCACCAAATCCAGGTTTAGTATTGGCAGGATTGAAATAAGTAACAAAGTCAGTAAACTTAAGACGACCCATGGTCTTCCAAGTCCATTGAACTGTGTCAATATCTACAACACCGCTTGTACCTTGACCTTCGGTAAGAAAGGTAAGAGGAAAGCGGTCGTCGTCCATACCAAAGTTATAAGTAAGGAAAGTATTGATTTCAACTGGCTTTTGCAGTTGAAGAGCAGCAATACTCTCCTCATTGGAATACCCTCGGTCATCATAATTGCCCCGAGAGAGAACACGCATTTTGTACATACGAGCAATTCTGTTTAATTGTAATTAAATACCAAAATCAAGATCTTTGGGCTTATTACTATTGTTACGATTGATACGAACGCTCGGTTTCTTACTATTCTTGGCTGTAAGTTTAAGATGCTTTACTTTATTCTTATTGTCAGCCATAGCAACCAAGTCGGCATAAGAACCACCGGTAAACATCAGATAGGCACGAAGAAGCTGGTCTTGAAGCTGCGTATTTTCATCAGTAGCTTCAATATCACGCTGATACATAGATTTGCCTTCACCATCTACTTGATAAAGATAGTTGAAAAACTCATTACGACCAACGGCAATACTACGACCATCACGATTTACAGTAATAGTTTCGGGAATATCATATCCTGCAATTTTACCACTTTGAACAATATCTTGTACAGAGTTCCAATATTCGGCAATATATTGCTGTTGCTTTGCTTCTACTTCTTCAGCTTGCTGAGCAATACGTTCTCTATAGTCAGCGTCGAGTTGTTGGAGACCTTTAAGCTCATCACGAGCAACAGATTCTAAATTACCGCTGCTTTTAAGGTATTGAAGATAATCTTCGATATTACCAGGACGTTTGCTCTCAGCCCATGCTTGACGAATAATGGCTTCATGTTGTGCGGCATTATTGGGAATTACCTCGATTTTACTTCTATCGGGAATCTCATTGTAACCTTCTAATGAATTATTATTAGCAACCCAATAATTGATAACATCATCGATGAAAGGGTATTGTTGTTGAATAGAATTAAAAGCAGTCCTATAATTATCTTCGCGGTTAGCTTCAACCACTCCGTTAATATAAGACTTAATACCTTCAATACTATTCTCAAATTCAACAGGATTACCATTTTCATCGGAAAGTTCAATACCAATGGCTTTCTGAATGTTGGCCAAGTTAATAGCATCAGCATCATCGTCATCATCAACAGTTTCAAATTGAGCAAGCCATTCAGCAACTTCGTTACTAGACTTAAAGATGTTGTTATCTTTATCCAACAAATTACCATTGGCATCGACAGTATAACTATCTTCACCAACAGTTACTACAGAACCTTCTTTAAGCGATGAATCGCCAGATTGCCCATCATCGTTAGGCTTATCTGGTTTATCATCTCCACTAGCACCTTCTTTTCCCTCTAGGTTAGTATTATTGTTATTTTCCGAATTAAGAACAGAAGGTTCTTTAGCATTGTCGTTTGGATTTACATCATCGAGACTAGTAGTCGGTTCTTTAATAGGCTCGTTAGTGTTTCCACTATTATTGTCAGAGCCAAGACCAAAATCAAATGTAGGCATATTAGTGTTATTAGTTGATTAGTACTACTTTGCAAATGTATATCTTAATCAATCATCAGCCAAAATAACAGCAACAATAAATCATATAACGCGCGATATTATATACTGCTCTTGATGATATTTGATTTTCAAATACTCCCCCGTAGAGTGATGCTCGATTCCCGACCTTGCCGAGCGTAAGGCCGCTAAAAATCAAGCGATTGTGGACGAAATCTGACGGCCTTATACGCAAAAAATCGCCTTACCCGTCGGCCGATAAGCACGAACGAATAAAGCGATTTTTCATACACAATTATTAGAATCAGCGTCTATATTTTACTTAGTCTTATTATTAGGTTTTTTACCTGTGAAATCATACTTGTTTTTATTCATTCTAGCAATCTGGACTTTAGAAGCAATATCCTTCTCTTTGACCTCTCTATCTTTCTTCTTATTGTAAGCATCAATCATAGTCTTATCTCTATCGAGTTGAATCTTTTGTTTTTCAACATCAGAGCGATAGTCGTTAAGTCTATCAATACCTTCATTCTTAACACTCTCATCAATACCATTCTGATAACTAACCATGTTAGCATCGGCACGAATAAGTTCGATTTGAGAATCGATATAGCCTTCGAGTTCTTTTGTCTTTCTGTCTTCTTCTCCCTTAGCAGCAATCTTTTGAAGTTCAAATTCTTGCTTCATTCGAGCAGTCTCTTGATCCATTTGACGAAGGTTAGCTTCTTGGGCTTCTTTCTTAGCATTAAACTCTTTAATTAGCTTTGTAATAGAAGAGATATTGTCACCTTCAATAGCAGCAATAGACATCATCATATCTCCATTCTGAGCAGCACTAAAAGCAAACTGCTTAATAGATTCAAGTTTCTCTCGTTCAATAGCAGAGTTCTTAGCACGAATGATATAATCAGCGTAAACATGTTTATCAACATCAAGACTAATATATTTTAGTTGGGCGTGTTCCCCTCTATAAGAAGTATCTAAACCATCAATCCAAGCAAGTTTAGAATAATCCATATCACGAGCATAATCTTTTTCTCTAAGGATATTCATAATAAATTCAATAACAACAGAACCCATAGCACCACGAATTACAGCTTCTTGTGTTGTAGCTTTACCAGCATAGTTAGCAATTTCACCATAACGTTGCGCAGTCATATCAACAGCGTTCTTAGCAGATAATTCGATTTCTTGTAGAAGAGTTGATAGGTCTCTAAGATATTCACCAATGCTACTAGAAAGATAACGAACTTGCTGCATACGCAACATGCCGTGGTCATCAGTATCATCAACATAAAGAACACCATCAGCAATCATCTTATACAGAGTATCTTCTGGGTTCTTACCTAAAAGAGATTTGGCAATCATAAGAACATTAAGTTTATTCTTAGCAATAACCATTTCTCTATGATAAGCAACTATATTATAAAATACTTGATAAGGAGAAATAATATCTACAATAGAGAACCTACCAAAACCAGGAAGCAATTCACTAACACCATTATAAGGAAGTTTACCACCGCGGTTATAAGCAATAGCTCTGGCTTTATAAGGATAGATAGCATCATATCGACCTCCAATACGAACACTCTCGTAAACTTGAGGTTCATAGATATAATCAATCTTAATATCGCCAGCAGCTTTATTAAGTTTATATCCGTCTTCCTCAATACGCTGGTCTAACATACCAGTCTCATTTACAAAACTAACAACAGCTCTACGAACTTCTCCTCTCCAAACTGCATGCCAAACATCATAAAGACCTGTAGAATTATCTCTTTCAATAGCATTCTTATTTCTAAAGAACTCTCTATCTTTATCATCGAATTTATTACATACATCAGGAAAATAACTTTCATATATAGAATAACTAAAACCAGGATTAGAAACAGAAGATGTGGCATAATACTTATTAAGGAACTCTAATTGTTTATCATCAAGATAATCATCAAACTCATCAATAATTTGTTGATAAGTCATCTTACGACGACAAGCAAACATATCATCATCTTCTCTAAATTGTTCATCTGTAATAATAGGAAAAGCATCAGCAACCATGATATTTCGTTTGATAAGTTTATTACCAACTACATCACCATAAGTATAACATTCACCGAAAGTAACATAATCAAAATAGGCGCGAGCATAAAACAATTCATCATTAGTAATATCTTTAATAACATTGAATATCTCTTGACCTTGAGCAGAAATATCATCTATATAGTTCTCATTAAATTCTTTAATGAAAGCCTCAGCATCAAATTGTTCAGAAGGATTAAATTGATTAGGGTCTCCACCACTCTCAATATATTGCTGATAATCTTGTTCAATCTTAGCAGCAATCTTTTGCTGAACAATCTCATAAAGTTCTTGTCTAAGTTTAGCATCTCGAGCAAGCATTACTTCTGGATTATTAGCGCCAACAATAAACAAATTAGGAGCTTTAATATATTCACCTACATATCGTCGGATAACACCTTTAATTAAATCATAATTACGAAGAGTAGCAGGAAATCGTTTATATTCTTCTTTAGTAGCATTATAAGGATTGAGAATTTTCTTATAGTATTCATCTGGAATATTACCAGCAAGAATGCTATATCGTTTATCTAATTCAGTAGTATCTCGACAAGCCATGCCTTGAGCGATAACAAAATCGCAACAAGCAGCAGCCCAAGCATCGTCTTTTTGACTATTGGGAATACGTTGTCTAGGAAACTCCTGGTCT